CTACTCAATCCGCCAATCATGTGGATTAATCCAAAGCCATAAAATCCTAAACCCGGTAGAAATTTAAAATGTACAAAATACTGGACCTTATTTCTTTTTGGATCTGTTGGTTCGTAGTTTCTACGAATTGATAAAACTTTTCTTGAAGTTTCGTCGACAGTGACGATGTAAGGTAGTTTAATACCTGTTAGATTCATTTCTGCATCCTTATCTTCAAAACCTTCTAAATCTAAATTTACATGACACTCTAACAAAGTGTAAATCATTTCTTGTTTACCTGTTTTTTTTGTGCCTTCTAGATCATGTTCTTTAGCATCAACATCATCTTTCATTGTTGATTGTGGTTTTTGTAATTCAATATCAGAATAAAAACCATTGACTTGTTGTTTTCTTAAATCATTCTCCGACATTTTTATTGTTTGAATAATGGCTTCCGCATCCTCTAATGAGGTAGCAGAATACGGAACCACTAAATCATCTGCCGGAACAAACTTAGAAACAGCTCGTCCTAGTAAATCGTCATAGTAAACTTTTTTAAATGTTGAACCTGCAAGTGGTAAATGAAATAACATTTGATCAAACTCAGGTTCATACTCTTCCATTTTTTCCATCAACTCATAGTTCATGTAATCTTTAACACGTTGTGCCTGTGCTTCTTTTTGTTGATCTGGATTACCAACTATCTGAGTTCTTACTGGTCCTTCTGCAGGTAATAATTCTTTGTAAGCTCCAGCTTGAAACTGTGTAACTGCTTCTGCAAGAACAGGGTGGGTTGCACCACTTGCTCCTTGAAACGGTTCTGTTCTGTTGTCATATTTAAATCCTAAAAGATCTAAACCTTGTGTGTAAGATTGTTCCCATTCTTTTCTAGAAGCTTTGTAGTCCATATAATTTTCTACAAGTTCAGAACCAATAGGATCTGTAATATCTTCTGGTAATAATTCTGCTAAATTGTCAAAGTGATTTGGTGTGCCCTCTATGTTTACTTTACCTGGTTCAAAGTCTACTTGTACACTACCATCTTCGTTAGGTATGACTTCTACGCTGGGGTCTTGCGACTCCATCGCTTGTTCTTCTTGTATTTCTATTTCTTCTTGAGGATCAACCTCTATTGATGTTTTTACGTTTGGTAACGATTTGTCTATATCTGCCATTTATTTTCTCCGGTGTATCCGCCACTTTAACTTGTTTTAAAGGAATATTCAACCCCTGTGGATTAGGTCCTCTTTTGGGCGGTATTGTTCTAGTTAGCTTTTTCATTAAAAGGGTAAATCCGGTAAATCATCGTCTGATTTTTTTAATGCTCTATCAATAGAAGATACTGGTTTTTGAATACCTAGTTTTCTTTGCACTGCCATTGGCAATCTATCAATTTCATAACCCATAGCTTCTAAGTCTTTTATCGTAATATTTTCTGCACCAATTTCATCTATTAAATCATCTAATTCTTCTAATCCATTATCAATATTTTTCATTTTACCATCTGGATCTGCTCTAACAGTAAACTCATCGTATTCATCTGATGGAGTTCCTTGCGTAGACTCATCACCGATACCTTTAGTGTAAACCATCTCTTCTTCTTTGTATCCAGTTTCATCTCCAATCTTTCTAGTAATTCTTATATTACCTGTAGAAAGATCTTCATATAATTCATAATCTTTATATACATAAACAACTTCTCTATCGACTGTAGCAAGTCCTTTAGTATTATCTGTTCCTAATCTTTTTATTTTATCTACTAATGTAAAAAAGTATGGTGGAACAATTGGCCCTTTTGGTACCGCTTTTTCTGCAACTTTAGTTACTGTTGCAAGATCATCACCAATTCCTAAAAGTTTAGCAATAGCAACTGCACCGCCTGCACCTGCAACTTTCATAAAGTCTCTTCTGCTAATACCTTGTTTTGTTAATACCTCGTCTATCTCTTTGTCCATTATTTCTCTTGTAGTTTTATCTACAGGTAGATTTCTATTTTTTGCATAAGCTTTTAATAATTTAAGACCAGGAAAGATTGGTGCTGTAAGTTCCATACCAAGCGTAACTTGGTCAGCTAGAATTTTTGCACCTGCAGTTTTTCTTTCATCTTTCATTTTTTGTTCTTCATCTTTAATTAATTTATCAAGACCGGTTTTTTCTGTAATAGCTTTTGTCCCTTCACTACCAACTAGATTATTTAAAAACTCAGAAAATATTCCTGTGCCTGTGATATTTGATGGCGGTATGTCAGTATAGTCTTGAACGTATCCTTGACCCTCTGCAGGTTTAATTTTGAACGCAGGTTTTTGTATTAGATCTGCTGCAAGTTTACCAACTGCAGGTAATACTCTTGCACCAAACTCACCAATACGAATACCACTCTCAACTAATCTATCTGCATAGTATGGAAAGTTTCTTGGATCAATCATGTCGTTTACTATTTCTATTGGATTCATAGTTTCTTTAAATGTTTGTGCTGCAGGTAACTCTGCATCTGGATTCAAAAAGAAATATTCTAGTTGTGCTGCAAAGTCATTATCTACTCCTGCTGCACCACCGTTACCAAACTCTGCTCTTGGCATTGGACTAATCTCAACACCGCCGCCTTTTTTAAATCGTGGTAACATCTTTCCTTCAAAATAATTTAAAAGTTTTGCTAAGTCTTTTTTATCATCAACCACTTGATTTAATACGTCTAAAAATGATTCTGCTATTTTTAATTTTTGACCTGACATTGTTCCTTTTTCAGTTTCAATGTCTTCGACTGCGCCTGACTCAAAAAGAACTTGTTTGTCAGGTGCATACAATTCAACCTCACCAGTTTCATAGTCAAATATTGCTCCATGCAATCCACCTGTTTTCATTTTAGGTATAGTTAATTTAGAGTCGGGGTTTTCTTTTATAAAATTTTGAACTTCTTCTTTCGAGTTTCCAATAATTTTCATAATATCTAAATTTAATTTAGATATTGCATCTATATCTTTTTTATTTTTAACAGCTCCTTTTCCTTCGTATTTATCAACGTATTCACCTAATTTTTTGTATAAAGGTTTTAGTTCTGCAATCGCACTATAAAAAGGTCCACCTGATTGATTAATATCTTTACTTTGAAAGACTAAATCATTTTGATTAAATAATTTATCTTTGTTTCTATAAATCCAATCAAACTGTCTTTCTTTTTGTAGTGTTCCTTTTTTACCAAATTTTTTTGTAAAAAATTCTACAGGAAAAGGGTGACCACCTTCTATTTGTGATAAATTATATTTATCATAAATGCTTCTAATTTCAGGTGGAATATATTCTGATTTAGAGACTGGTTCAAATTTAAGTCTTTTAAATCTTTCGAAAAAAGGACTTTTGTTATCTTTTAAAAAATCTTGTCTGGCTAAATTTGCAAGATCAGGTGGTGGAGCTTTTTGTATACGTTCTTTAGTTGGTTCATATGCAGTCAAAAAATCATTTAGTGTAAGAACATTAAACAAACCTTTTTTAACCATTGGAACATTTTTTCTAACTACAAAATCTCTAACACCTGAACCTGTTTTAATACCTAATAGATTAGCTATCTCTGAGGTGCTATAATAACCATCAAAGTTCACACCTTTCTTTTTTAAAAATTTTAATCTGTTCTTAAAAAAAGTCTCATCTTTTCTTAAATCATAAAGACCACTTTTTGGAATATCTAAATCAAGATCTCTAGCTAAAAGAGTTTTATCAGTTCTCTTATCTAGATCCATTTCTTTTTTCTTAAGTCTATCTATTGCTTCATCTATAAGATAACTTTGAGCAAGATCGTCTAAAGGATCTGGCTCGTCAGGTCCATCACCTTTTATAAGATTATTTTTATCATCAGACTGTTCAAGATCTTTTTTATCATCTTTGTCTTTACTAAAAAATATATCTGAAAGTTTTTTAGCCCCAAGACCAATACCAACAGGTAAAGCAAATCCTCCAGGAACATCTATTGGTTTAAATTCTTCTGACATAAAATCAGTGCTTTTTTCTGGAAACAAAGGATTAAGAGTCATAATATCTGTTCCAGCTTGTTGATTAACTCTGCCTCCATCTTCATACATTCTGTTAAATCTATTAAATCTTTCAGTATCTTCTACTTCTGCCGGTTTGTTTTCTGGTAGTTGATCTAAAGTTTTTATGGTGTCTGACCCATACTTTTCACCTATCTCTCTAATTGCTTTTTCAAGATCATCATCTAAAAGAGCAAGCTTGTTACCTAGACTTGTATCCTCGTCATCGATAAATGTATTTCGTAGTGGATCAAAT